CCAATTACTGTTTCACTTCCAATTGCGCCAGTTGCAGAAACTCCGGTGACGTTAACAGTAACGCCACCACCACCCGGAGCCTCAAACCTCCATCCGAGGCTTCCGTTGTTGGTTGAGTTTGAACCAGCGTACCAGGTCATAACGGATATGCTCTCACACCTGTAATGGTGAGATAGTCTACCGATATATCACCACCCCCGGTATGCACCAGAGTACCGGGAGAACTGGCAGACGACCCGGAGAGCGTTAATACCTTTCCTGATGCACCAGTACCAGTCCACTGTGACACCCGCTGAGTCGTGGTGCCAATTGTTATCGCCGTGGCACCCGTTGCGCTGTAGGTGTTGGTGATGTCTTTAAAGGTGTTGTTGCCCGAAATTGTAAGAGTGCCAGCGCCGCCTTGATTAAGGGTGATGTTGGTGTAGGCAACACCGCCGCCAGTGAAGGTCTTAGCGGAGCCGGAAGTTAGGCTGATTGTGCCTGTGCCTGTTACCGTCAAACCAGTAAATGTTGCCACAAATGGGTTTGATGAAGCTGAAATAGTCCAAGTTCCTGAACCAAAGGCTAAAGTTCTTGTTGCAGTTCCAGTATTTGTAAAAACAGAAGCCGAGGTTGTAAAGTTATACCCATTAGCGTCAAATGTCCCCGCAATATGATTAATTCCGCCATTAACAGTGAGCGCATCCTGAAAACTTACAGATCCGCCCAAAGTATCAATTGAAAAAGTGTTTGCAAATGTTTTTCCCGCGCTCGTAATCGTCTGACTACCACGACCTGCAAAGGTCATCGTTCCAGTACCCGTCAGCGTAGTGCCAGTGCCGTTGATCCAGTTGCCGTAGATTGTTGGGGTGTTTGTACTCGTTGCCAGCGTCATGGTGTTAGTTGTACGCGCCGACATATCAATCGTGCCAATGTTGTAGGAAGCATTTAAGTTGACGTTACCCCCCGATGAAGGGTATGGCGTTGGAGATGATGGGAATACCGCTATATCCTGAGCCAATGGGAACTGCGTTGAGTCAGGAGTCCCTCCATTTGTTGCCGCCCATGTAGCCCCACCATTCCAAGACCCAGCAGCGACTGCAAAATACACCGTCTTAGCCGCAGGGAACGTAATCCCACTGTTGCCTTTGCAGTCACCCAAGCGAGTACCACTGACAGGAGCAGCAGCACCAGCAATGGTGATGTCACGGAAGTCTGCATCTGTTCCTGAGAAAGCAGCGCAGGTCAGTGTGCGTGTTGTGCCAATGGTGTCAGAGCGAACAAAGTGACGCATCGTGGCGTCGGTGCCAGCGGAGCAGGTAAAAGTGCCGGTAATGGTTTGATTGGCGGATAGGGAGATGTTCTTTAGGCCAGCAGAGGTAATGCCGGTAACAGATAGGTTGTTAAAGCTATTTGCGCCGTTGATGGTGACACTTCCAGCACCAACACTTGTGAAAGCAACATTGTAGAATGTCTTACCATTGCCGGTAATACCAGGATTGCTGTTTGTAAAATTTATCTGTGAGGTATTTGCCGTAAATGTTAAATTTGCAGCGTTTGTTTCTGTCGTTCCAAAGTTTATGGTGTTACCACTTCCACCAAAATCAATCGTACTGCTTCCAAGAATATATGTCACAGAGTTGCCGTGATTTGATATAAAACCACCAGCAGTCACATTGTATGAGGCTGTGTCAAATAACCCGTTAGTAACTCTTATGTCTGAGGTTGTAGCATTGTTAAGCGCACTCCCCAAAGTCCACTCACAATTAACCCCGTTAACCGTAATTGCAGACGCCAGCGTCACCCCATTCGTCGTCAGCGTCTTACCTGATGTTGATCCTGTCAGAGTGATCGCACCCGTATAAGTCCTCGTCAGTCCCGTCGCAGGAAGCGTCACATTCCCGTGAATGCCGTCAATCGCTGTGCTTCCAGCTAACGTAAGATTTCCAGAAGCAGGGCCAGCAATGGTCAGAGCTTTGCACCGGATGCCGCCAGTTACTGTGTTAACCGTAGCCGTGTATGCGGTTGCGTTAGAGGCCGAATCAAACACCACATCGTCGTGACTGCGCGGGACAGACGCCCCCGAGCTTCCACCAGAAGATGTAGACCAGCGAGCAGTGTCAGACCAGTTACCTGTTCCTCCGACCCAGTAGCGCGTAGAGTCAGCAGGCTTGGCTGTACGATAGACCGGAGCGGCTGCGGTTCCAGTGGAGTTGGCTCCAGCATAAAATTCACCGGGGGAGGTCGCGGCAAAGCCAATACTACCCATCGCCAAGTAGTCGATGCTATCGGTACACGCACCAGCAAGAACGTGAGAGGTGCCAGTTCCGGTTAGGGTGACGACGTTGCCAGAAGTACCTGTGACGGTCCACTTGCCGAAGGTCTGGGTTGTAGAACCAAGGGCGATTGTGTGAGCAACTGTCTTGGTAGATGCAAGTTCGGTGAACTGGTTGTTGCCGCTGATGGTGGTGGTGGATGTGCCGGTAGTGCCGCCGATGGTGAGTTTGTTGTAGGACAGACCGCCGCCAGCAAATGTACGGGAAGCTGTGCTTGTGTCAGAAAGCAGGATGTCGGCGGTGCCTTTGTAGAAATTCACTAAAACCCCGGAGTTCCAAACTTCACCGCTTGAGCCTGTTTGTGTCCATGTCCCAGACCCCATTCTTAGCGTCTGTCCGCCTGTGTTGTTATAAGTTTTAATTGTTACATTATATGTAACAGCATCAAACTCTCCATTGGCATGAGTAAAATTCCTGGCACTATTTACTAACAGAGCATCTCCAAGCTGTGTTTTACCACCAAAAGATCTTATAGTAACCGGACACCCAAACGTCACACCGTTGCAAGTAATAGTCTGCGTTCCACGCTTGGCAAACGTAAGTTCACCCGTTGTACTAGACGATGTCACCCCTGTACCAAACTTCCAGTCTCCATAAACAAGCGGCGCATTAGTGCTAGTCGTCAACGTCATCGCACTCGTTCGTGCCGACGCATCAAACGTACCGATGTTCCACGCGGCATCGATTGTGATCGTCCCCGTCACGCTGCCAGCAGCTTCATCGAACACAGCAGTATCTTGAGCCAGCGGGAAGTTGTTGATGTCAGGCGTACCACCCGACCCCGGTGCCCAGGCCGTAGCACTCCAGTTCTGAGCACCAGCAAGGTTCCAGTACACAGTCTTTGCAGCAGGGAACGTGATCCCTGAGTTCCCACCGCAGTCCCCTGCGCGAGTCGGAGATGATCCAGCAGCAGTACCAGCTATCGTGATATCACGGAAGTCGCAGTCCGTAGCAGAAAGAGTGCCAACGGTCAGGGTGCGGGTGGTGCCAAGGGTGTCAGAGCGAACGAAGATACGACGGACAGGAGAAGCTCCGGCAACGGTGAGGGTTCCCGTGATAATCAAATTACCAGAAGGAACAAGCTGAATTAACCCTGCGCTGGAGGGCGCATTTACGGTCAGGCTGTTAAAAGTCGTGGTTGCCGCCGAAGACAATCCAATAGATTTTGCAGCGACTCCAGTAAACGCTACGTTGTAATAAGTAAGACCCCCCAAAAACATACCTAGGTTGGCGTTTTCAGCGGTTATGTTGATCTGTGAAGTCCCGGCATTAAAAGTCAAATTAGTAATCACGTTCATTGAAGGGCCACCAGTGCCACTCAACGTAACCGTACTTGACCCAAGCGCAACCGTCCTGACGTTGGTGTTGCTGGAAGACAAAGACCCAGCAGTGACGTTGTAGTTCTTGGTATCGAATGTGCCGTTTATGACGGTGAGGCTGTTTGTGCCAATGTTCAGCGCATCAGCAAGTTCGACTGTGCCGCCGTAAGTATTTACATTAAAATTACCCAAAGAGCCAAAAGATTTTCCCGCACTAGTAATTGTTTGCGTATTTCTTCCTAAAAAGTTTATACCTACACCGCCTGTAATGGTTGTTCCAGACCCATTTGTCCAATTGCCGTAGCAATCTGTTCCACTTGCCAATGCAAACGTCATTGCGTTTGTCCTAGTGGACATATTTACGCCAGCCATGTGGGTTTGCATCACGGAATCAACAGTCACCGTGGCCGACGTATTAAGCCCCGTGTTCTCAATGACAGCCGTGTCTTGAGCAAGCGGGAAGTTGTCGGTTGATGCTGCACCACCAGACGATGCTGCCCAGTTGTTAGCAGACCAGTTACCACCCGCAGCAGTGACCCAGTAGACAGATTTTGGCGTAGAAGCAGTAATTCCTCTGATACCCCTAAGATCCCCGATCCTAGTGCCGCTAATCGGCGCAGCAGTGCCAATGACGTAGATGTCTCGGAAGTCAGCGTCGGTCAGGCTGGGCGTGGCGTTGATGGTCAGGGTTTGAGCAATGCCGTATGTGACACCACGAAACCAGACACGGCGGTTGCCTGCGGTGCCTGTGGTAGAGAGTGTGCCGTTGATGGTTTGGCGAGAGTTGAATGTGACTTGACGAACACCTGCTGAAGACGGTCCTGTGATGGTTAAGTTGTTAAACGTGTTTATCGACTGAATTGCGTGAGTGCCGGATGATGTTGATGTAAAAGATACATTATAAAAGGTCAAACCTGTTCCCGATTCTGCTCCTGGTTGAAATGTAGTTGTTGCATTCGTGCAAACTATCGATGACGTTCCAGCGTTAAGAGTTAAATTTGTATTGGTCAACGATGCCCACGGCCCTGCTCCATTAAGAGTTACAGTGCTTGAACCTAAATTTATTGTTCTTGCCGTTGCAAAGCTTGAAGCAATACTACCGTTTACAGTTAAATTAAAATTTGCTGTATCAAAAGTTCCTCCTGCTATTGTCAAACTTCCTGACAGTGTAAGAGCATCCCCTTGAGTTACAGTTGTATCAACGCGAATAGACGCTATTGTTTTCCCGGCAGAAATAATTGTTGCCGCTGAAGTTGAAAACTGAAAATCTCCAGTATAGTTAAATGTCATTCCAGAAGATAATGTTAAATTGCCTCTCATTGAAAGAATTGATGACCCAGCAAGAGTCCCGGTAAATCCCGTACAGTTAAGAGATTTAGCCCCGGTGTTGCCGGATGAGATCGTGCAGGTGCCGGTGGAGAGGTTTGTGAAAAACACATCATCCGCTGTAGTAGGCACAGACGCGCCACCAGCACCACCAGACGTAGTTGCCCACTTGGTCCCTGCAGTACCATCCCAGTTGGCAGTCCCACCGACCCAATATCTGTCGGCCATGACTAAGCCTTCACATATTTAACGCCGTCGATCTCAATAAACTCTGGCTCAGGCTCAGGAGCAGGAGGCGCAGTCACGACAGCAATCCAGTTGTCCCGGCGCTGTTCCTTCATGGCCTGGATCTCTGCTTCCGTGAACGTGTGATCGTCCGGAAGGTGCAGAGCGTCAGCGAATTTGCCATGAGGAGTTTCAAATTGAAAATCAATCTTCATGGCAAATCACCTTATGCAATCCGAATGATAGCGTTAGACGCATCCGCAGTCGGGAACTGGACAACAAAGTCACCATTGGTCGAGGTCTTGTCAGACCCAAAGTCCAATACAGCGATGGCTTTGTTCGACTTGCTGCTGTTGTAGATCAACGCACCACGCGCAGTAATAGATGCACTCGACCACGTAGAGTCTGAAAAGTCTACAAACGCAGTCGTACCACTGGAGCTTATAGTAGCCCCTGAGAGCGTGTTTCCACCCGTGGTGTATCCAGACCCGTTGGGAACTTCGTTCGTGCTGCTGTAGGTCGTCGTAGTGGCATCCAGCGTAGCCGATGAAGTGTACAGAGCAATCTTGATCGTGTCCGTATCCAGATCGTGAGTGCCACCGAGAAGCTCCGTCTTGAAGCTGGTGCACATTGCTTGGGTGATAGCCATTTCTTACCTCTTTGCGAGAGTCATTACCATAGGATTACCGCTGTACTCTCCACCGTCATCCGACTTGGTAAGATCATCCAGCGCCCGAGAGTACAACCCAGCCCATACCGCAAGCCTTGCATCATTCATCAGGTAAGGCTCGGCTTCCGACAGAGATCCATACAACAGCAGATCAGGGCAGGTTGTCATGAATGCATTCGTACTGGTGCTGTCGCTCAAGAATGTTGGCGCAGCATAGTACAGCATATAAACCGTGTAATTCGTATCTGGGACCGGAGCAAGTTGGATCTCGTCCGACAAGATCGTGTAGTTATTTGGCTTGCCTGATTCCTGAGTCCTGGCGTTTCTGGTGAACGTGGACGGAGAAAGATAGTTCAGCGGCTGCTCTGGATTGGTATCCAGATACAGATTACGCATCTCAATGAAGTCAGTCGGCAACCCAACAGTGCTATCACCACCGGTTGCAGACGTATAGGCTAGCTTCAACATCTGCCGGATACGCAAGTTCCGGCGCAAACGCACCTCTGCCAGCCGGATAAAGTCAGGAATCTGGCTAGTGAGATCGCTTCTTGCGAGATAGCTTGCGATCGTGCTTTTGAGATCGCTGTACGTTGCTAGGGCCATTTATGTCATCCCAGCCATAAGTT